TCTAACAAGAGTTTGAGCATAACCAGATGTTTCAGCGCCAGTAGTAGTATTCACTGCGAATACCATTCCCTTAATCAGCCAATCAACAGAATCGCTATCAGCGTCAACTGTAAAACTGTAATTGCTTCCAGCTGAAACTGCGCTACCACCATTAATGTGTGCAGCTAATGCAATTTTAAAATTACGACTAGTCCAGTCAATCTTAGAACGATTTTCTAAGAAACGAAAGACAGAATCATCTGTAGGGTTTTTTGCAACCTGAGACAAGTATACGAAGAATGGTGATTCTTCAGGAGCCAATTCAGCAACTCGATCACTAAAATCGTATAACTTTCTTCTATCAGGAGCTTGACCTGGCGTTGCGCTAGTTGCAGCAGCCGTAATATTACTAGAGAGTTTAGTTCCCTGTGTAATAGCCATTTTTAATAACCTCCGTTATTTATTTTATTTTAAAGTAATCTTCCTGCGTTGCCAGCCTTTAAAATTCTATCCCAAGAAACATCAACTTCGCTTTTTACGTTAGGCTCACCGCCCTGTAAAACACCAGCTGACTTTGGCATAGCTTGAGTATTCGCCACAGCTTGTATATTTTCAGATGATGGAGCATTAACACCTTTATTGTAATGCTGTCTGTAAACATCAATTAATAAATCAACTGGCAATTGATCCCTTGGAGTCATTGCAAAGTTAATAAATTCTTCGATTTCACTATCATCTGCCATACCATACTTAGACTTTAACTCGCCTTTTAAATTTTGCATAGCAACCTGACTTTGGATACCAGCCATCTGTTCAGAGACTGCTTCGTTAACCAAAGCCTTTTCCTTCCCTACTCGTAATTTATACGAAGGAGAGTCGGGTTTGTAATAGGCTTCCCACGGGTCAAATGAGGATTCATCAACTTGATTATCAGATTGAGCAGCCTCATTGCTAGTAGTAGGTTTTCCTTGTAATCTTTCCTGTATAGCTTCAACTACGTCAGGTCTAGATTCTAAAACGTTTTGCAATTGTTTTAGAGGTTCCATTTGTTGAATTTGAGATTGTAAAGAATCATAATCAGCTTTTTGCTTATCGTACATAGATTGAAATTTTTTAGTTTCATTTTCCCAATCAGTACCATAATCTACTTGACCTTCATTACCCTCATCACTAATAACACTAGGTTTTCTTATAAATTCCTCGCTATTAGCTTCCGTATTTTCATCGACTGAGACTTCTTTACTAACTACTTCAACGTCTGGCATTGATATATCAATACCTTGACGTTCATCAACTAACTTATCCTCATAAGTTCTTCCTACTTGTTCTGTTTTTTGGTCTTCCATTCTTCCTTTCCGAATCTCTTTACTCCTAAAATGGGCGATACCAATAGATATCCCTTAGGTAAAGCTTGACTCTGATTGTTAACCTTAAACGCCTTCTTCGGCACCCTGTATGCCTTGTCCTTGCTTTTGACCATACTTAGCCTGCAAATCAGCTTTGTCAATTACATTTTCTAACTTGTTCAGATTTTTTCTTTCTTTATCTTTTATATCACTAAGAACGGAATCTAATCCAGTCTTAAATTTCTGAGTGATAGTTTGCTTTCTAGCATTTACTGCTTCACGTTCTGACGTTTGCAAATCACCACTTAGTTTCTTAACCTGTTCTTCAAGTTGCTGTATGTAACCTTGCATCTGACTCATAGCACCTTTCCGTTGCAAGACACCTTCTTTGTCGTAGATTTCTGTTTTCTTTAAAACCTCGACATCATCTACCAAGCCCAACTTATAAGCATCTAAATACATATTGTACTCAGCCATCTTATTAGATGGTAGCGTTGAACCTGATATTATCCGAATATCGTGCTGACCAAGAGAAATATCATTCTCAATAGACATTAACTCATTAGTTTTATCGTCATACATTCTATTGTTAACGGTAAATTCTGTTAAGTCATTGTTTGGTTGCACGACTCTAAAAGTCTTTTTAAATCCGTAGTGTCCTTTGCAAAAGTTATATACTACTTTTCCAAGAACATCTAGGCTTCCCTCTATATCTTTAAGTTTGGAACGTCCTCTAGTCTCTCCCATCTCTTGAAGCATATACGTCCCTCTAGCCGTATCTGGAGTTCCTTGTCTAAATCCTTGCATTAATTCTGATATGCCAAAATTTAAATCTATATAATGTTCCACTCTAGCAATTAAACCATAAAACTCTGAAGCTAATGGTTGAGGTGCTGGATAGTGTGGTTCACCAAACTCTGGATTATATTCAATAACCGCATTTGGATTAGCCCAGTCTCTTTCTAACTGACCTATATCATCTACACTACCTTCTGGAACTAACAACTTTAAACCAGCTGAAGCTTGAGCATGGCTTAATGTAAGTGAAAATAATTTATTAATTAATCTTTGTGAATCTTTTACTTTAGTAACATCTGATTTAGGATATGGAGTATTAGTCCAAATATTTGGGACTGGTACAATAGGATATATATCAGTGTTGAGAACTTGCTCGTATAGTAAAATTTGCCCTACAGTAGCAACGTGTCGTATACGTGTCTGTAGGACTTCTACTGCTTCTACCAGTCCCGATTCTATCAAATGAGAGTTTTCAGATAGAATTTTTTGAAATGATTCTAAATCAACTATTTTTTCTTCTTGAGTTTCCTTGTTAAATAATCTGTAATAAGGAACTTTAATTTTTTCAAACCTCTCCAAGATTCTAAATTTCTCGTAGCCACCGCGATCATAATCTTTAACCACATCAGGCGTAAAAGAAGAAGAGGAATTTTTCTTTTTGGAGGCAGGATAATCTTCTTCATCTGTTGAACTATCTATACTATCTATTATTTCTTCAAGTTGTGGGTATAATCCAATGAGTTGCTCTTTGGTAAGAATAGTAGAAAGCATAATAGAAGAAGCATCTGCGCTATATCTATCTCTTGAGGCTGGGTCTACATAAACACGAAAAGGATTGACTCCTGTAATTTTAACATCACCTCTTCCATAGTCTGATTCTGGGTCAACATAGACATAAAAATAACCTATGCCTGCAACAGAGTAATCATGCACTACTTGTTTAAAATGAGTGTTGCAGTCTGATACATCCCAAACATACTCTAGTATTGTTCTCCAAACATTAGCAAGTTTGTAATCAGAATCTTCTCTAGCTACTGCTGAGAATTTTGGATTACGAGAAGTAAGAAGAGATTTTAGTTTGTCAACAGCAGCATAAACCCTGTCAATAATAAAATCGCCTTGCCCCACTGATTGAAGCATATCTGACTCTTCTGAAGAATAGTGATTGCCTAAAGAAAAGTCAATAGCATCTCGTGCTTCTACTTCCCAATCAGACCTTGCGTCTCTCCACCTTCTCCATAAATCTCTATTCTTTTGAGCTTCGTCGTTCTCTGCAAAAGTTTCTACGTAGTTAATAGTTAAACTCCTTTAATATATATACTATATAATATAACGAAAAACACCTAAAAAGTCAAGTGTTTTTTTAAATTCTTTGCCCTGTAATCCAACTTCTAATTGAAGACTTCTTTTTACTTTTTTTATCTTCACTATCTTCTAAGTGAAAATTAGCAGCATCAAAGCTTTTACTAAGAGGAGCTCTGGCATTTGTTATTGAATACCAAAGACCATCTAGTAGGTCA